AAACCAGGGCGAGCACTGGCGCCACGGGTGCGGAGTCGTGGACATTCAGTGCTGGCTCGCTGGGTATGCGCGGCGCGAACTTCGCGCTCCGCCCTGCGCCGGGCGGCACGGGTGGCACGGCCACCCCGTCATCTCTTGACGGCGTTGCGAGCATTCCAGCGGTCACCACTGAGGGCGGCGCATCGGCAAGTCCTGCTGCGCTTGCTGGTACAGCCTCATTCGGCAGCGTCATCCCGCAAGGCGGGGCCACGGTCAGCCCGGCAGTGGTTGCTGGCGTTGCATCTCAGCCAGCCGTCTCTACTGGCGGCAGTGGCACCGCGACCCCTTCGGTTGTTACTGGTGTCGGTGCGGTTCCAGCGGTCACCCCGTTGGCTAGCTCTACAGTTAGCCCTGCTGCGGTCGCTGGTACTGCCTTTTTCGGTACCCATCTGACCAGCGTCTCCGACTCCGCTGCCCCTGCCGCAGTTGCCGCTACGGCAACCATTCCGGCGGTCAGTGCTGGGTCAGCACAGTCGGCGACCGTGGTTGCATCCACACTCACGGCCTATGCGGAGATCCCGCAAGCGTGGCGGTTGTTCAACTACACGGCCACCACGGGCACAGTGACGGGCCTTCAGCAACAGACCAACTACCTGATCACGGTCAGGGCCTACGACACATCGGGTAACCGCTCAGCGGATTCTCCGTCGATCACGGTCTTCACCAATGCGCCAGCATCTGGAGCCTCACCAGCCGTCATTGCCGGCGTTGCGGCTGTCCCCGCGGTCACCACACAAGGCGGCGGGACTAGGTCTCCAGCGGTCCTCGCCGGAGTCGCAGCGGTCGGCTCTGTTACGACCCAAGGTGGGGCCACCACTAGCCCGGCAGTCGTTGCTGGCGTGGGAGCTATCCCGGCTGTCTCCATTGGCGGCGGGGCCTCAACCAGCCCGGCCGTAATTGCTGGCGTTGCCTCGGTTGGCACGGTTACCCCTCAGGCCAGCTCTACGGTCAGCCCAGCGGTTGTCTCCGGTATCGCATCGATCCCGGCGGTCACACCTCAAGGTGGCGGAGCGCGCAGTCCCGCGGCCGTTGTGGGTGTCGCCTCTGTCGGCACGGTTACGACGCAGGCTGGCGCCAGCGCTTCTCCGGCGGTTATTGCTGGAATAGCGGCCCTCCCTGCTATATCCACAGGCGGCGGGGCCTCGACTAGCCCCGCGGCCATCGCTGGAACCGCAAACACCCCCGCGGTTGTCACCCAGGCAGGCGCCACGACAGCCCCCGCCGCGCTCGCTGGTGTCGCAGCAATCGGGGCTGTTACATCTCAGGCTGGCTCAACTGCCTCCCCGGCTGTAATCGCTCGATCAGTAACAATTCCAGCGGTCAGCACGGGTGGAGGCGCATCGGCAAACCCGGCCGTCATCGCCGGAATTGCAGCCATTGGCGCAGCTACGCCGCAAGCCGGCAGCACAAGCTCTCCTGTCGTCATCGTGGCGGTCGCGGCCATCCCCGCAGTCACGGCTGGTGCATCAGGTAGTCGCAGCCCTGCTGTGGTGGCTGGTGTTGCCGCCATTGGCTCCACAACCCTCACGGCGGGCTCCACGGTCAGCGCAGTTGCTGTGGTCGCTGTGGCCGCCTTCCCCGGCTCTACCCCTCAAGGCGGGGCTACCAAGACCGTCACAGTCGTTGCGGCGGTCGCGGCTCTCGGCTCGCCAACTCTCCAAGGCGGCGGAGGCCGCGCCCCGTCCGTCCTTGCCGCAGTGGTCACCATCCCGGCGCATACGGCGAGCGGAAACAGCGTATTCATCTACACGGGCGGCCCGTGGACCTTTGGCGAAGGCACGCAAGTTCTCCGGACCTGGAGTCCCGGCGGCGTCAGATGGACATCCTCCGAAGGTCAAGCTAGATGGACAGCGGGGGTGTGAAATGACCATCGAGGTCCAGCGTGAGACTGTTGACTGGGTCAAGAAGACCCATTATCAAAACGGCGTCACCTACACAGGATCGTGGTCTTACCAGATCGTCCCCTTCCGCAGCCGCCCCACGGGTAGCTGGGTGAATGCAGTGGTCAACGGCAGCGACAAGGGGATTGATGTCAGCGGCCTGAGCGCTAATTACTACTGGGTTTTCTACCGCATCGACGGAGTTGCCCCCTATATCCCGGTTGAGGACCCTGAAGTCCTCGTCGTCCTATAAGTGGAGGTCTGAATGCCGAGCAACATGGTCGGGCCCTCGGGCTCCATCTATGGCGATCCCGTAACGCTCCACGCCTCCCAGGCGCGCACCTCGACCGGTAGTGGCTCGGCAGTCTTCACCAAGGACGCGGGCGTCGTTCGGCTCTTGCTGGATGTCACTGCCGTCTCTGGCACCACGCCCTCCATGACGGTCACCTTGGAGCAGTCCCGCGACGCGTCCACCTGGCGCACCGTCTCGTCGTTCGCAGCAAAGACCACGGCCACATCAGAAGCGCTCTCAGCCGGCGGCCTGGATCGCTATATTCGAGTCTCGTGGACGATCACGGGCACAACGCCCTCGTTTACCTTCTCGGTGACTGGCGAACTCGTAGGGCCGTAGGGTCGTGAAGCCCGAGCGGCTTGAGCGGCTTGAGCACTTCCTCTATGCACTGTGGGTAATCCTGGCGATTGTCACTGTGATTAGCCTCATCGTCGTGATCCTTCCCCCAATGCCTACCTGGCTTCAGGCGATCACATGGGGCGCGTTTCTCCTTGTCGTCATCTATCGCGTTCTAAAGCGTTGGTTTTGAGATGCCGCTTAGACCTTGCCTGGATTGTGGCGCTATCAGCGAGGGAAGTCGTTGTCCCACTCACCAGCGAGCTAAAGACCAGGCAAGGCCTAAGCGCCCTACCAGCATTGGGCTCACCCGCAAAGAGCGCGCTCGCCGCGCTGCGGCCGTCATCGCCTGGCGGGCTGAATATGGCGACTGGTGTCCAGGTTGGGGCGATCAAGGCCCACACAATGTCGCTTGGCCCAACGTGCTAACTGCGGATCACCCAGTGGCAGTCGCTCAAGGCGGCGCTCAGGAACAGCCGCTCGAGGTGCTATGCCGGGCGTGCAATGGCAGAAAAGCAGACCGGACCGAGGTATGAGCCCGGTCCGGTCTTTGGAGGTTCCCGAGGGATCGTCCGCAGACGCCCTCAGTTTGTGCAGTTTCGCCTTAGTGATTACCTCCCTTCAGAATCGTTTGAGATTGACACTTGGGTGGACCGCAAAGACGCGGGCCCTTTCTCGCATGATGGCATAGCTTGTGCCAGCTAGCGTCACCTCAGTTAGGCCCCCTTGGGGCTTTGCTCGAGGAGTCTTGACCTTGATGACCATGCCGTCGCTGGGACCGCCCATGATTTCGACCTGCATCACTTCTCTGTCTCCTCGTTGAGGGCCTGTCGTAGCTGGGCCCGATGCTCTTCTAGGGAAACCGACTTGATCTCGTTGAATCCGTGCTCTGGCTCGGGCTCATCAAGCAACCTGGACATGATCGACATGGATTCCTCCGGCGAAAGTGGCGGCGGCTTCCCCTGGCGCTTGGCCACCCGCGCCGCTCGGCGCACCTGGCGCGCTGGAGTAGTTGGCCGCTTCTTGGTCTTCAGGTCGGTTACTGTCTGTGCTTCTGGCTCCCTCATTTCGGGAACCTCGCTCGGTGGGTAGGTCGGCCAGGTGGCCTTGTCCTTGGGTCGCGCGGGATTGATGTAGTTCGGTTCACGCTTTGCCGGGCGCCTAGTTGGCGGCTTAGTCGGATTGATGCGGGTCTTCTTGCTGATCAGCCACAGTGCGCCTGCCATACCGGCAGCAGTGGCGATCAGTACGCCGACCGCAACCATGAGCCAGGCCTTCCACTCGGTGGCGATCCACAGCCCAGCCACCACAGCGGCGACTATCCAGCCGAGGGACTCGATGATGACCTGGCGATGCGCTGCCTTGCGGCGTGTGCGGCGTGCGGTAGTCATGGCTTACCCTCGCCCTTCTGGTTCCGCTTATCCCAGTAGTTGTGATGCTTCTGGCGCAAACTGGGACTCATGTCCCCCATGTGGCGCCACATCACCTGACCGTTGTCGCTCGGTGGAATGAAGGTGCCCCCCCCACGAAGACCCCCTGCATTCTCGGGGAACTCGGCACCCATACCGAATACATCGGGAACCTTAGCCATGACGTTCTCCTTGGTGGTTGGTCCACAGCCTGGTGGCCGGCGGTATGGTTAGTAGCAGGAAGATGATCATGGTTAGCCAGTGGTGATGGATAGCTAAGCCAGTGGCAAACACGAGGCCACACACCACTGACACCGAGTAGAACAGCACAGCACCACGACCCAGCATGACTACCAACCAGCCTCGGCGTCGATGCGACCGGCGATCTGGCGGTACAGCTCAGCCCCCTCGTACTCCAGCCAGAGATCCCGGTCTGATAGGTAACAGATGGTCTCTTCGTTGATGGAGTAGCGATCGATGACATCAGAGCACTGGTCAAACGCATAGGTCTTGTAGACAGCAGTACGCATTGATCCAGTGGTGAATGAGATGTGTTGCTCGATGGGTAGCTCAGGCAATGTTGTGATGGTCATGCGGCCATCATACACGGATAGCCGTGTGTTGTCTAGTAAGTGTTAATGATCATGGTTGTGTGTTGTTGTGTTGTTGATCATGTGTCTGACTAGGGAATAGAGATGGTGACAGACAAGGGGGGGAGGGGTCACATCGCTGTAATTCCCGGAAAAAGGCCATCCGTAGGCGGGGTGGCTCGCGATGCGTACGGGTTCCATCGGACATTTTGTTCGTGTACTGTTGCGCTCTGACCGCTGGGGGGCCAACTTGACCGACCCCGGCAAATGATCTTGAAACGCTAAATGATCTTGAACACTCGGGGGAGCAATGCCAGGTCCGCCGCCCAAGGCTGATAGCCAGCGCAGGCGCCGCAATGCGCCCATAGCCAATACCCGCATCCTGCCCGCCGAGGGCCGCGAGGGCGATCCCCCCGCCTGGCCACTCAGGACCGGTCCCGAAGATAACGAGGCTGCCATCTGGGCCGACCTCTGGGCCACGCCACAAGCAGTGGCCTGGGAGAGTCTTGGCTATCACCGCATTGTTGCTCGTTACGCCCGGATGCTCGCCCTCGCTGAAGAAAAGCTCCAGGCCGCACTCCTCGGTGAGACCCGCTCCCTTGAGGATCGCCTAGGCCTCACACCGATGTCAATGCTCCGGCTCCGCTGGGAGATCGGGGCAAGTCAGGAGCGCAAGCTCGCCTCGGTCACCAAGATCGAGGAAGCCCCCAGGCCGCAGCGCCGGCTGATCATCGGGGGCGACGATGCCTAAGACCAAAGCCAAGCGAGAGACCCGCGCCGTCGAGTGCATTGACCAGAGCATCGCATGGTGCAACCAGCGCCGCAGAGAGGCTGACGTGCTGGAGCGAGTGGAGCTGGCGCACACCATTGACGAGCTCCTGGACGATCGCCTGATCCTGACCGGGGCCGACGAGTGACCATCATCTGGCCCGACCACGACCGCCGCGCGAAAGCATGCGGCCCCAAGCTCGGCTGGAACTGCTCGGCCTGCTCCCGTTGGCGCCCATGGTTCCTCAAGCGCTGCCCCGACTGGCGTCAACATCAGGCCGCAGAGGACTTGGGGCTGTCATGACTAAGCCGCGGCTCCTGGATCTCTTCTGTGGCGCTGGTGGCGCCGCGATGGGCTATTACCGTGCGGGCTTCGAGGTCGTGGGCGTCGATATCAACCCACAGCCGAGCTACCCGTTCGAGTTCCACCAGGCCGACGCGATGACCTTCCCGCTGGATGGTTTCAATGTGGCCCACGCGAGCCCACCGTGCCAGGGATACACACAGCTCGGCAACAAAGACGGTCGTCACCCGCTCCTCATCGAGCCCATGAGGGATCGCCTCAAGGTGGCGGGGATTCCCTATGTGATCGAGAACGTGGTGGGCGCGCCACTCCTTAGTCCTCTGCTCCTGTGCGGCTCCATGTTCGGCCTGGGTGTCCGCAGACACCGACTCTTCGAGGCCGACCCGATGCTCTGGTTTACGCCGGGGCCGTGTCGTCACGCTGGTCAGGAGATCCGCGCCTATTACGGCAAGAAGGGCAACAACGTCCAGGCGATTGGCCGGCCTCCTCTACTGCGCGGTTCGCTGGAGCACGCTCCCGCCGATATGGGCATCGACTGGATGACTACCTGGGATGAGCTCAGAGAGGCGGTCCCGCCCGCCTATACGCAATGGATCGGCACAGAGATCCTCGAACGCCAGTTCGCAGAGGTGGGGCTGTGACCATCTGCGCCCACTGCACTCGCCCCGCGCTCGGGAACGCATCCATGACCACCACGAGCGAGGGATATAGGCGCCTCTGCCATCCCGACTTCGGGCTGGACTGCTACTCGCTGGTAACCGTCTCTGGCCATGCCACGCCCTGCCTGTTCTGTAAGCAGATCCGCGACGAGCAGGACTCCTTGCGCGAGGCTGGCCACTTCGGGAGGGTCTGATGCCTCATGCCATGGCGCGGCCCGCAGTACCCCGGCGAAGCTCCCACCCTGGGTGTCCTGGTCGGGAACTGGATCGAGGAGAACCTCATCATCCCGGACGGGGTTCACTTCGGCGAGCCGTACAAGCTGACCGACGAGATGTGGAATCACGTCTTGCACCGGTACCAGCTCCGGCCGACAGCAGTCGAGGCGGACGCTGAGGATGCATTTCTCTACAAGGGATCTCAACTCGTCAGGCCTCAGAAGTGGGGCAAGGACCCCTTCATGGCCGCGCTGGACATATTTCACGCTCTCGGCCCCTGTGTGTTCGCTGGATGGGACGCCAATGGTGACCCAGTGGGCCGTCCCCACCCATCTGCGTGGATCGTCGTCGCCGCAACCGCAGAAGACCAAGTCGACAACACCTGGCGGCCGATCCTGAACATGCTCCGTGACGGACCGCTTGCTGACACTCCGGGCCTCGACATCGGCGAGACCAGAATCAAGCTCCCCGGAATCGGCTGGATAGATCCAGTCACCAGATCGGCCAAGGCTCGCCTGGGTGCCCGATATACACACGCCTCGCTGACTGAGACCCATCTGCTCAACGGCGAGGGACCCACTGGCGGTCTGACGTTCGTTCGAGCGATCAAGCGCAACGTTGGCGGCATGAATGGGATGTGGATCGAGGGCACCAACCCCTGGGACCCCACCGAGGACAGCGCTGCTCAGAAGACTTATGAGGCCAAGGCTCGGGATGTCTTTGTCGACTACCGCAGACCTCGGTCCCGGCCGGACCTGGACGATGAAGAGGCGGTGTTAGCCGAGCTCCGCCACGTCTACGGGGATTCGTTGCGGTCCCGGGGCGGCTGGGTTTCTGAGCGGCGCATCCTCTCCGAGGTGCAGGACCCGGCAACCGGGGAGAGTGAGGCTCGGAGGTACTACCTCCAGGAGATCACCGCGGGCACCTCCGATGCGATCAACGCCCCACGCTGGCTCTCACTGGCCCGAACCGAGGACCCACTGGTAGCTGGCGAGGAAGTAGCCCTCGGATTTGACGGCTCGCGGTCTCGCGACGCCACGGCGATATGGATCTGTCGCATTCGTGACGGGCGACTATTCAAAGGCCGCATCTGGGTTCCGGCTGAGTGCGAGGGCGGCAGGGTCCCGCGGCTCGAGGTCGACGGCGAGATGAATGACATCTTCGGCGTCTATGACGTGAAGTACCTTTTCTATGACCCGTGGATGTGGCAGGACTACGGAGACGTGTGGTCCGCCCGCTGGCCTGGCCGCGTTGTGGAGTTCGCGACCAACGTCGAGGCCCGCATGGACAAGCTGATCGAGCGCTTCCAGACGGCATACAAGGCTGGTGAGCTCACCCACGATGGGGATGAGACGCTCACCCAGCACGCCAAGAATGCGGCACTGGCCAAGGGCAAGAAGAAAGCACCGCGCGAAGACGACGATCCGGGCAACCCAGCCAGCAAGTACTACCTGAAGCTGGCCAAGAAGCGTCACGGTCTGCTAATCGACGCCTTCGTGGCCGCGCATCTTGCGTACGCGGCGCGAGGTCAAGCGGTCGAGGACGGGGCCCTGGAGCCCAAGCGCAAAGTCGAGCTCTGGGGGTTCTACGAGTGAATGTGGTAATCGCTGGAGTGACCTCCGGGATCGGTGCGATACTCACCGTCCTCGCGGCTTTCTTTTTAGCTGGCTGGGCTGCCGCGCTGGGGGCGGCTGGAATCATGTTGCTCCTGGTGGGCCTCCTCCTGCTCCCGGTCGACCGGCCAGCGCCACCTAGGCGGCGTCCGTGAATCTCCTTCAGCGCCTTCGCGGCGGCTCTCGGGCGATGCCCCCGTATTTTGGTGTGGACACCTATGCAGCGATGGTTAACGACGCCATGGCCGGCTATTACGCCTCTGGCAACCCGCCCATGGAGACGACACTGGGCAACCTTGAGGCCGAGCCGATCGAGGACTCGTTTCTCGGCTTCGTGCGCGGTGCCTATAAGGCCAACGGCCCGATTTTTTCGTGCATGGTGGTTCGCCAGCTCGTCTTTTCTGCGGTCCGCTTCCAGTTCCAGAGATTTCAGAACGGCCGGCCGAGTGAGTTCGTCAACCCGTCGAACCTGAGACTCCTCGAGCGGCCCTGGATCGGCGGCACGACGCAGGACCTCCTGGCCCGGATGCTTCAGGACGCCGACACGGCGGGCAATTCGTACTGGACGCTGTGGCGGCCTGACCTTGTGGACAGCGCCATGGGCGCTCGCGAGGAGCTTGTCCGGCTGCGTCCTGACTGGGTCCAGATCCTGCTGAGGCCCCGCATGGACCCCCGTGGGTATGGCCAGGACGGTCAGCGCAAACTTGCTCAGCTCGGTTGGGAACGTTTGGGCTATCTCTACACCGAAGGCGGCGCAAGGTCGGGTGCAGATCCGGTTTTTCTACAGCGGGACGAGGTTGCCCACTTCGCACCGCTGACTGATCCTGAATTCAGCTACCGCGGCATGAGCTGGATCACCCCACTGGTCCGTGAGGTCATGGCCGACAAGCTGATGACCGAGCATCAGATGCAGTTCTTCGAGAATGGCGCGACGCCCAACCTCGCGATCATCTATCCGATCGAGGCCTCTTACGACGAGGTCAAGAAGTTCCGGGATCTGATGCGCGCCGAGCACGAGGGCGTGGAGAACGCCTATAAGGACCTTCACATCGGCCAAGGCGCTGACGTGCGACCCGTGGGCGCGGATTTGCGGCAAATTGAGTTCGAGACCGTCCGGGCGCAAGGTGAGACCCGTATCGCCATGGCCGCCCGGGTTCCTCCGATCATCGCCGGCATGTCCAAGGGTCTTGACTCTGCCACCTATAGCAACTACGGCCAGGCTCGCCGCGCGTTCGCCGACCTGACCATGCACCCCATGTGGGGCAATGCCTCCGGCTCGATGGAGACGATTCTGCCGCCGCCCAACTTCGCCACACGGCTCTGGTACGACGCGCGGGATGTGCCTTTCCTTCGCGAGGACAGCAAGGACGCCGCGGAGGTCCAGGCAGCCCAGGCTCAGACAATTGCAACCCTTACACGCGAGGGCTTCACCCCGGAGAGTGTCGTCAATGCCGTCCTGTCGGGCGACTACGGACTCCTGAAGCACACCGGACGCGTCTCGGTTCAGCTCTACGCGGCAGACGGCTCGGACGCCGAGGCGCCACCCAAGCCCAAGGCACTCCCAGCACCCAAGGAGGACCAAGGTGACACAGGCGCTTTTGCAGCGTAAGGCCTCGGCGGTCGAGCGAGCTGGCCTCAGCGGGGCCGCTCAGTTCAAGACACGCGCCGAAGGTGAGGGCACTGGCGACGGCCTCACCCTCAGCGGGGTCGCGGCGGTTTTCAACAAGCCCACGATTATCAACTCCTGGGAGGGCCACTTCCGCGAGCAACTGGCTAACGGCTCATGGCGGAAGACCCTCCGCGAGATGACTCCGGTGATGCAGTTCGATCACGGCGAGCACGCCTCCATCGGCAGCCTTCCGATCGGCTATTACACCAGGACTGCTGAGGAGAATGACGGCGTCGCGGTCGAAGGCCGGCTATTCAAGGCCCCCATCTTTGAGCCAGTCCGCGAAGGTATCGCGGCTCAGGCGATCCGCGGGATGTCCTTCCGCTTTGAGGTGATCCGCGACAAGTGGGTGACCCCGGACGGCAAGGTCCTCCGGGACAACGAGGAGATCCTTCGCGCGATCTACACGACCCCCATTGACGCTGATGAGGGCGAGCTCATGACTCGCACCATCCAGGAGGTCCGGGTCCCCGAGATGGGCCCCGTCGTCTTTCCCGCATACGCAGAGACTTCGGTCGATGTGCGTTCCCGAGCGGTCGTAATCGACCTCGGTGGAACCCGAGAGGCCCAGATTTCCCAGCTCAAGCGAGCGCAAGACCAGCTCGCCGAGATGATCAAGCAACTAGACGCCAAAGAGAGGGCCGCCCCCGAGCCGCGAGCAGGGCACTCGACAGAGGTCGAGCCGCCTGAGGAGCACTCGGAGGATGAGGTCGACTCTGAGGAGGCAGAACCCGAGCCGCGAGTAGAGCACTCAGCCCCCGAGGCTGAGCCGCCCGAGGAGCACTCGGCCGAGCGCCAAACAACCGACATATTCGACGAGGCCCGTGCGCGCATACAGGCACGCATGGCCAAAATCAGAAAGGAAACACCCCTGTGAGCTCATTTCACAAGGGACCGCAGCCGCTCATCGTGAACGGCTCCCCGGTCATGTTTCGCGGGCGCCCGGTTTTTGAAATCGCTGGCGGGTCCGTAGACACAGAAGAGCGCGGTGCTGAGGAATTCACTCACCCCGAGTGCCTCAACCGGCTCGACGAGATCACCCAGGAGGTCGAACGCCTCTATAACAAGGAAGCCCGTACATCCCAGGACGAGGTTTATCTTCGTCAGTTGGATGCCGAATTCAACAGCGTCGACGCTCGCCGCGCGAAGCTGGAGGCAGAGGCCACCAAGAAGCGGATGGAGTCTCGCATGGAGCAGACTCGCAAGCAGGTTGGCGACTTCATCCGTGGCCACGCCTCGGCCCTCAAAGCCGAAGGTGGCGCTACGGGTTCCAGCGGCAGCATGGACGCCTACGACCGGGACGCGATCCTGGAGCCGGACTCCATTGAGTCCAAGCGGTTCCGCAATCCATGGAACATCACCGAGATGCGGGTCTTCAACCGCAGCGCTGAGGCTGTAGCCCAGGAGTTCCGCGCACGCGCATTGTCGGCCGTCGAGAAGATGCAGGGCGCTAACGACAAGATCCGCGCCGCCGGCACCAAGATCATCGAAGAGCACGACGACGCTGACGGCAACCTGTCCCAGCTCGTGCTCGCCATCTCCTCACCGGAGTACTACCGGGCATGGTCCAAGCTGGCCAAGGACCCGAAGATGGCGGAGCTTGAGAAGGATGAGAAGCAAGCCCTCTCCCGTGCGCAGCAACTGCATCGCGCAATGAGCCTGACCGACGCCGCTGGCGGTTATCTGGTGCCTTTCCAGCTCGATCCGACCGTGATCTTGACCTCTGACGGCTCGTACAACCAGATCCGCCAGATCGCTCGTCAGGTCGTGGCTACCGGTGACGTGTGGAATGGTGTGAGCGCTGGTGCGGTGAGCTGGTCCTTCGACGCGGAAGCGGCTGAAGTCTCAGACGACAGCCCGACCTTCGCTGGCCCAGCCATCACCATCCGGACCGCCCGCGGCTTTGTGCCGATCTCGCTCGAGGCTCGGATGGATGCGGCCAATGTGACCCAAGAGGTCGGCCGTCTCCTGGCGCAGGGCAAGGACGACCTGGAGGCCGTTAAGTTCGCCACCGGCTCGGCCACTGATGACCCGATCGGCATCGTGACCGCCCTGGCGGCGTCCTCGCCTTCGGTCATCGTGTCTTCCACCACGGCGGACACTTGGGCGTTCAATGACATCTATAAGCTCCAGAACGCCCTGCCGGAGCGCTACCAGAGCCGCGCCGCTTGGCTGGCCAACCGCGCTATCTACAACCTGGCCAAGCAGACCGCACCGTCGACCACGGTGTGGAATGACCCAGGCAATGGCGCACCGAGGGAGCTCCTGGACGCTCCGCGGTACACAGCCGAAGCGATGGACGGAACGGTTACCGGATCAACGACTAACTACGTCCTGATCTATGGCGACTTCTCCAACTACGTGATCGCGGACCGGATCGGCATGACCGTCGATTTCATCCCTCACCTGTTCGGCTCCAACCGGCGCCCGACTGGGCAGTCCGGCTGGTTCGCCTACTACCGCGTAGGGGCGGATTCGGTGAACGATGCCGGTTTCCGCATGCTGGACCTGTAGCCATACACACCTACCCGTGTAGGGTGAGACGTGGGGCCCGGAGAGACACCCAAGTCCGGTGGGACATCCTGGTCATCAGTCCGGAAACCGGGCCCCGCAACACAATCGGATTTAAGGAGATCACATGGCCAACCAGGGCTCAGGACTCATGCGAGTCAAGGAGGGCGGCGGGTTCGCAGTCTTCAACCAGGACGGCATCCCACGGGCCTATGCAAGTGGCCAGTTGGTCCTCCCCGATGACCCCATCGTCAGGTCACATGGCCACATGTTGGAGCCTGCCGAGACGGGTATCGAGCAGGCAACAGCCTCTCCGGGGGAACGGCGCCGCCTCCGGCTCCCAAAAGGCAACACAGTTAAGGGCGCTACCGAGGCCAACCCCAACGGAAGGAATCAGTCAGTGGCACCACACGCGCTCGATCCGAGCGACCCAGCAAGCCCAGCATCCACATTCGCCACAGCTCAGCCCGCCGCGGGCGTCGTAGCTGACGACGTACCCGATGAGCAGAACCCAGCCGGCGGCCCGAAGGCCTCTGACGCTGGCAACATCGGCGGCGTGGACGAGGAGAAGGTCCCGACCAGCCAGGGCAAGGATGCTCCGGGATCTGGCCAGACCCCTCAGGAGGGCGCCAAGAAGGCCCAGGCCGAGCAGAGCAAGGGCGACAAGTAACATCACGACAGGAGCCCTCCTGAGTTTGTCACGATCCTCGGAGGGCTCCACCACATAGGCAGGCCCCTCGGAAACACGACCCCCGAGGGGCCGCCTGTGCTAGATTTCTAGGCCTCGGGTAGCTCCCGAGTAAGGCCCCTGTCGGCCTGATGACAGGCGAGATCCCAATCGCAACTGGGCGCGTATGATACGGCAGCGAGACGGCCGGTCGTGGGTGACAAGCGGCTCTCAGGTACCGGGGCCTAATCCCACAGCAACCCCCGGAGGACCGCGCGGAAACCTGGGGGTTTTGCTTTCCCCGGGGGGATCTGATGGCCCGCGACAATAAGGGCTTTGTCTGCCACAGCCACACGACGAAGGTCTCTTATGAGATCCACCACGTCTGGCCCAAGGAGTACCACGGGCCCGACACCAAGGCGAACAAGGTCAAGATCTGCTGTAACGCCCATTCGGACATCCATTACTTGCTGGAGCGGATGTTAGGCGGAAAGCTGTATGACCTAAGAGAGTTCGGCCCCCAGGTCCGCCAGCTCGCCCAGAGTGGCTATGAGCAGGTAGTCGCCTACGCCGATAGTCTGGCTAGCCAGATGGAAGACAGGAGGTCTGATGCGTCCAGATCTCCCTGAACTCCTCACCGGAGTCCCGCTCTCCGGCTTTGAGCCCCAAGATGTCCGCGAGGCCAGCGAGGCGATCCGCTCTTATTGCGGTTGGCACATTGCGCCGGCTATTAGCGACACAGTGACTCTTCGTATCGAGCGTGGCCGCGGGACTGTCATCCTCCCTACTCTTCAGCTCAACTCCATCACCTCGGTCACCGTGGACGGCACGCTATGGTCCGCGAGTGATTACGAGGCCTATCTGGGCCGTACGGCCCGCATTGACTTGGGCCGCGGTGTCCTGGCGCGGCGTGTGGTGGTCGTTTTCAATCACGGCTTTACCGAGGCCCCGGGCGATGTGATCCGCGTCGTCAAGAGCCTTGCCCGCAGTGGTGCGACGGGCTCGAGCGTGCGCGTGGGCTCGGTACAGATCAGCTCCTCGACCAGCACGGTCTCGGCCAGTCTGACTAGCCTGAGGCCCTACCAACTCCCGGCGGTTGCCTAATGGCACTGCCCACCGAGATCGCGATCGACACGGTCACCCGCGTACGCGCAACCACCACGACCGACTCCCATGGCAACGAGATCCGCTCCTGGGCCACCGCGACGACCTCGGACATCGTTGGGTGCTCCATGCAACCCGAGGACGGCTCAGAGATCATCCTGGGGCGCGAGGAAGTCGTCTCGCGCTGGCAGCTCTTCCTCCCTCCGAACGCCGATCTGTTGCCGAGTGACCGCGTCCGCTTCGAGGGCATCACGTACGAGGTCGACGGATCGGTCCAGAAGTGGCCCGACATTGGTGGGCTGGGACATAAGTCTTGCCTGCTGAAGCTGGTCGAGGGCTAGGTCCTCAATTGCCGCTTGTTGTGTCTATCTAGACGCCAGGACACGTTGCGGCATCGCAGCCGCCACAGCCAGTGGAATGGGCGATAACACCACACCCAGGCCAGCAACCACAGGAGCGGGGTTTGGTTGTTGACGACCCGATGCCAGTGCCAGCGAGATAACCGGTCCCAAAACGGAAGACTCCGCTCGTATGAGTGGAGTCTTCGATTAATGAAGCGATTGATCATCAGCCAGCCAGCGCCTTGTGCTCCAACACGGTGCGGTTCCCGTCCGCGTCCATCCAGACGCGCGGGCCGAGCTTGGTGAAGGCTTGATCCATGCTGGCCACGTAGCCCCGGACATCGTTGATATCGAAGGTGCCCAGCTTCCGACCCCGCTTGCTGGTGATCACTGCCTGCCACATCTCGGTTTCCTTTCGTTGCTCCTTGCTGATGTCTAAAACAATACACGGATAGGCGTGTAGTGCCAACTACTTTGGGGGGATACGTTGCACAAATCTTCGGCGGCACTCGCGGCGCTTGTACTCTGCGCCCTGGCCAGCCCGGCGTACGCAGCTCCTAGGCCGGCACCCGCGCCGGATACCACGATCACGTCCGTCAAAGACAACGACTCTCCGGTCGGGGTCTTCATCGACGAGGACGGCGGCGGTGACGAGGGTGTGGTCGTTACCTACACCACTACTAACGCCACGGGTGCTCAGTTCAGCTTTGATAGTGGCGCTTGGCAGTCGTTGGGGGCGACTCCCGCATCGGTGCCTTTTCCTGTCGGGACGCACACGCTGAACGTGCGCGCTACGGCTAAGGGTGGCGTAGTCGATCCGACACCAGCAACGGTGTCGATCACCATGTGCCCGCAAGCTGGCTGTGCTACCGCGTCGCCTACACCGACGCCAACGCCGACGACGGCTAGCCCTACGCCCACGCCGACCCCTACGCCCACCACAGCGAGCCCGACGCCGACCCCTACCACAGCAAGCCCTACGCCCACGCCGACATCGACGCAAAGCGCAGCGCCGCAGCCCAGCGGCCCCACCGGGACCTGGAATCTGGCCTTTCAAGACGAGTTCAGCGGCACCTCGCTGGACACCACGAAATGGAACCCGCAAGACGGGCGCACCAACAACAACGTGATCAGCGAGGCCGATGACATCACCGTGTCCGGCGGCAATGCGCACGTCTTCCTCAGCCAATCCGGCACCCAGGTCTACGGCGGATTCGCCGAGACCCGCACTTTCAACGTGATGCCCGGGACCGCGGTTGAGGCACGGGTCTATATGCCCGGAGCGTGCGCGGCCGGCGCAACCTCGTGCAGCGAGGACATCTATGACTGGCCCGGCCTGGTGTGGACATCGGCCCGCGTCGACTGGTCCGAAGATGGCGAATACGACATCGCAGAGGGCCTCGGCGGCAGCCTGACGATCAATTACCACTCATGCAACGACACGACACCGACCCCTGGCTGTGGCGATGTGTCCAACAATGGCAGCCCCACTCCAACCTGCTGCTACGGCAACGAATGGCACACCGTCACCCTGGTGCGCGGCGCAACAAGCTCCAAGATCTATTGGGATGGCACGCTACAGCGCACTATTGCAGTGACGGACTCCGGCAAGGCGCAGTCGATCATCATGAATATCGGCAAGTCCAACAGCCGCGCGGTGCATCTTGGCACGCAGGGTGAAGCGCTTGTCGACTACGTACGGGCCTGGACGCCGGCATGACCGAGGGTCCTCTGGGCCGGCGGCCGCCCACTGACTGGCGACACGTCGAGCGCTACCCACTGAGCGCCCTCGCGGGCCCGGATCGACCAACCGAGGTCCCGAGTCCGGTCGGGGTCAACTGGTATGCAGAGTTTGACCATCCAGTCCAGAGCAACAAGGACCGGCGTTGGCGAGTAGCCCAGAGCGGCAGGCTGACGCGCGTCCGCGGCGGCCATTGCGTGTGTTTCTCCCCACCGTTCGTGACTGACACGACGCGCTGGTGGAGGTTCTACGACCAGGGCCAAGAGGGCGCCTGCGTGGGTTTCGGAGCCTCCCGCGCCATGTCCCTGCTGAACCGCAAAAGCTATGACGCTCGCTGGCTGTATCACGCAGCTCAGGAGATCGACGAGTGGGCTGACACGCCCCCCGAGGAAGGCACGAGCGTACGCGCTGGTCTGGAGATCCTCCGCACTAGCGGTCATAGGGTGATGCGGGCTGGCTTCCCGCACCCCCCCAACCCGCGCGAGGGGATTGCGGTGTATCGCTGGGCGACCAGTATCGACGACTGGCTAGCCGCCATTGGCAGGCCCGGCGCCGACGAGGTCCCCTTCCTTAACTCATGGGGCACGACATACAGCCACATCACCTGGATGCCGACCGAGGTTGTGGAGCGGCTCCTCCGTGAGGACGGGGAGTTCCCCGTGATCACGGACAAATGACCCTGATCCCGCTCGAGCTAATCCTGTTCGGGCGCAATCCGCCCGCCGGTATGGATCTAGCGGTTATTGGTCTTTGGACAGCGAGGCTGCGGAAGACCGCCGAGCCGGTCGAGCCGCCGATCCAGGTCACGATCGTCGATCACTGTTATTACCGCGTCCACGACGGGCGACATCGAGTCTTCGGCGCATATGTCGCGGGGCGCACTCACATCGAGGCCGAAATCATTACCGACAAGTAGGAGGACGCGTGATCATCCTTGGGCTCATTCTGTTGCTCTTGGGCTTCTTTCTTCACACCAGCATCTTGTGGACGATCGGGGTGATCGTCCTGATCATCGGGATCGTCTTTCTGGTGCTGGGTGCGCTTGGTCACCCCGTCCTCGGCCGGAACCGCTGGTACTAGGGCCATGGGCAGACTCGTACTCCACGACGCGGGCTTTCGACGCCTGCGCACCCTGCCCCAGATGGAGCGGCTCATGGGCCGCGCTGGGGAGGCCGTAGCCCAACAGGCGGGCGCTGACTATGGCGAGCCTGGACAGTTCGGCTGGGCCAGCTCACCGGGCAATGATCGCGCGGCTGTGGCCGTCTTCGGGAAGACCTTCCACGCAGACATGGACATCGCGCGACACCCGCACATCCTGATCGGTGCAATGCGAGCGGCTCGCCGTGTCGTCTGAGGCCATCGCGCCGCCTGATGTCGAGAAAGTCCTGATCGATTACCTGGAGCCACTGCTGGGCGTGCCCGGCTCCTCCAATGTCCCGCGCAACCGCCCGGACGCCTTCTTTCTGGTGACCTCGGTCGGCTCTGTGGGCAGTTTCAGCGGCGTCGCCCTGTACGAAGCGGTCATAACGGTCGAGAGTTGGAATGTCTCACGCACAGAGGCCTCCAGGATCGCCCGGGAGGCCGTGGCTCGTCTGCTAGCCGCGACCAGTTTCACCGCGCGTCCTGGGGGGCCTGGGTGGCTTCCAGATCCCGATTCCGGGACGCCCCGCTACGTGTTCACCACGACCGTCTATATCCACGGAACCGTCCTCTAAGGAGACCCGATGCCCATCCAAACCCCGGAAGAGAACCCGGCACCCGTCGAGGTCCCGGCCAGCGCTGCCGAGGAGGCTAGCGCTGAAGACGCTCTCGTCCAGCACCCGACCTTTGAGGATCAAGTCCTCAGCATTCCGGCCGACAAGCTCGATGAGTACAAGGACGCCGGATGGAAGCCCGTGAAGGGCGAGAAGTACCAAGCCAAGGCGGTCCCCAGCGGCCGGACCTATCGCCACCACTTCGGCCTGAGCTCCACACCTTAATTAGCGCCGCCTAGCTATTCCGAAACCATTTGTCCCTCTCCGCGACACACGGCGGGGAGGTAAATCCCGCGCGCCCTCTCCCGTCTCTACCAAGGAGCCCCAGCCACATGGCAAACAACACAATCTCAGAGATCCAGGTCGCCGGCTCGGCGGTCACGGGAGCGGTCTTCTATGCCGTCCCGGGGACGGCGCTGCCGACCAACACCACAACCGCGCTCGCGGTCGCGTACAAGAACCTCGGCTATGTCGGGGAAGACGGCATCCAGCCCGCTCGTGAGGTGAGCGTGGATGAGGTCAAGGACATGAATGGCAATGTGATCCGGCGTGTTCAGACCGAGTTCTCCAAGAGCTACGAGATCGTCTTCCTCCAGGTCACCAATGAGGACCTCAACAACATCGTTTTTGGTGATGCTCAGGTAACCGTTACGGCCGCCACGGTGTCCTCAGGTCGGATCATCGCGATTCTTGACAAAGGCCTAACCGGTCCCCTCGGCGTAATCGTGATCGAGACGATCGACGGGACGGCCAAGGAGCGCCGCATCCTCCCGGTTGCCCAGGTGACCTCCATGGAGGAAGGCCCACTCGTGGGGACCGCCGTGCGGCAGTACACCCTGACCGTGTCGGCCTACCCGGACACTTCGGGCAATTACGAGTACACCTACAACAACGACGGGGTTTTCTCGCCGTAGCCCGCCCGCGCTCGGCCGAGTGGGCTCCGCGCGGGAGGTTCACTCGGCCGTTAATCAGCTCCCGCGCATGTCACAGAAGGAATCCCGCGCATGCCACCTAGGCAACCTCAAGATCACCTACCCAAGCAGCAGTCTCCGGCTACACCAGAAGAGCCTGAGGGGTTCTTCAGTTTTGAGCATGGCGAGCGGACTTATGTCATGCCGAATAAGACGCTCGATGTCCTCACCCCCGGTTTCATCCGGACCCATCGCCACGACGAGGCCGACTTCCTCTTCTCGACAATCGAGCGGCTAACCGGTGATTCCGATGAGGGTAAGGAAATCCTGGCCGTGATCGACCAACTCCCGATCAAGGACTGGAAGACCTTTCAGAAGCGCTTCCAGGAGCACATCGGCGCGAGCCTGGGGGAATAGATTGGTTGCTGGATCTGGCGGATAACCACGGGCCGGCAATCCGCTACGACCTTCTCAAGCACGGCTATCGGTTGGAGTGGATGGGCACCCCCCGGCTTCCCTGGGGCGATGCTTACGCACTCGTTGCGATGCAGCCACCCGAGCACTCCGCAGTCTTTCGAGAGCTCTATCCCGAGAACTATGACCTGACTCGCGAGGTCCGAATCCTCGAGATCATGGCCGTGCTCCTCCAGTCAGCCAACATCGCTCGCGGCAATCAGTCGGGGGCCAAGGCCAACGAATTCCCGCACACATTCAGTGACCTCTTTCCACGAGAGCGCAAGGCCCCAGCGGCGAACGAGGAGGACATCCTCGCCCAGATTGCGGCGTGGGAGCGGCTTAATGCGTCTCTAACGGAGCGAGGTGAGGATGGCTCAAGCGGTTGACCTCGCGACTGGATATGTCGATCTCGTTATCAGTACCCGCGGTATGGGGCGACAGATCGGCAGGATCTTTGCCGGGGTCGAGAGGCAGGCCGCCCAGGTCGGACAGCGCTCGGGCAACTCGTTTACGTCTGGGCTGAGTACTCGCCTCAAGGTCGGGGCCGGAGGGGCTGCGGCGTCCCTTGGGCTTGTCACAAAGGGGGCAGGGGCGGCAGGGGCGGCACTATTGGCCGCGGGCACGGCCGGCGGCGTCATGGGCCTCAAGACGGCTGCGGGTATGGAGCAAGCCAAGATCGGCTTCACAACCATGCTCGGCTCGGCCGAGAAGGCCGACAAGTTCATCAAGCAACTAGCCGCGTTCGCAGCCAAGACGCCTTTCGAGTTTCCCGAGCTCCAAACTGCGGCATCCAATCTGGTCGCCGTAGGGCTCAAAACCAAAGATGTCATCCCCGTGATGACCACTCTTGGCAATGTCACATCCGGGATGGGTACTGGCTCAGAAGGCATCCAGCGCGCCGTCGTCGCCTTGCAGCAGATGCAGGGCGCTGGCCGGATCTCGGCCGAGGACCTCAACCAGCTTCGCGATGCTGGACTAAATACCAGCTTCGTCTTCGAGGCCATCTCGAAACAGACTGGGCAAAGCGTCACCGAGCTTAATAAGCTCCGCGACTCCGGCAAGCTGGGCCGCAAAGAGCTCGATGCCCTAATGAAGAGCCTCACTACCGGTGAGGGCTTCGAGAAGTTCAACGGCCTCATGGAGAAGCAGAGCCAGTCGCTAACTGGCCTGTTCTCCACGTTCAAGGACACCCTTGGTCAGGGGCTAGCGAAGGCAATCCAGCCACTACTCCCGACCATCAAGAGCCTTATTGGCTTCGGGACCAATCTGGTTGGGGTGGTACTCAAGCCGCTACCTGGCATTTTCAAGCAGGTTGCTACAGGAGTGCATGCCTTCGTAGGGGCATTCCAAGAGGGGGATATCACCTCTGACGGCTGGGTTGGAAGCCTGGAGCGGCTAGGTGTAGCGGCGCGAGGCTTCATTGCTCAGGCGAAGCAAGTTGCGGGGGTCGTTGGCCCCGTCCTGATCAGCGTCTTCCGTGGCGTTGCGGACGCGGTCCGGGGCGTCCTGCCTGGAATCCTCGGGATCGGCAAGGCATTCCTCGGCTTCCTCAAGACCGTCCTGCCCATCATCGGCCAGGTTGTCGGCGCAATAATCTCCAAATTCAACGAGATGCGCCCCCAGATCCTCTCGGTAATGACCTCGGTCAGGGAGATTATCTCCGGCGTCACCACGATCATCCGGGTAATTTGGGACCGCTGGGGCTCCCACATCCTGAGCGTGGTCAAATCCGTCTTTGGTGGCTTGATCAACATCGTTTCCGGCGTGCTGAAAGCCCTCGCGGGCGTCATTAAGCTCGCCGTCGCACTGATCCAGGGGGACTGGAGCGGCGCATGGGCCGCCGTAAAGCAGATTTTTGCCGGCGTCTGGCAGGGACTGAAGGGGGTCTTCCAGGTCGCGACCGCTGGGCTCTTCGAGTCCATGCGGATTTGGTGGGAGAAGGTCAAGAGTCTATGGACCACCACGACAGGGGCGGTCCGGGGCATCTGGGACCGGCTCTGGAGCGGCGTCAGGGGTGCCGTTTCCACCGCTGTGTCGATCGTCGCGACGATTCTCAAGCGAGCATTTAACCTCTGGACGCTGCCGATCCGTGTGGTCATGACCGCAATCGGCACCATCATGCTTCTGGGCTGGCTTGCCATTCGTAAGCCCGTGCTGGCCGCGATGACTTTCATCAGAGATCGGGTAATCATCCCGGTCTGGAACGCCATAACCAGCCGATTTCGCGCCGCGATGAGTCTCATCCGCGCCGCCTGGACCCGCTTCTGGGGCCTAGTCCGCTCGGGTGCTTCGGTCGTGTGGAACTTCGTCTACCGCGGGATCATCCTGCCCGTGTGGAACCGCATTAAAGCCGTCTGGACCGCGGCCTCGTCGGCGGTACGGGGCACATGGACCCGCTTCTGGTCGGCCATCAAAGGCGCCACAACCCCGGCGATGAACGCAGTCCGCGACAGGATCCGCACGGTCCTCGACCACATCAAGAACGCCTTCAGCACGGCCAAGGCCAACATCAAGCGAATCTGGGACGGCCTGAGAGACATCGTCTCCAAGCCGGTCCGCTGGGTCGTGGACCACGTCTATAACAAGCCCCTGGTGCCCGTGTGGAACCGTGTGGCCGGGCTGGTCAGCGGCCCCAAGCTGAGTGCGTACGCCCGAGGTGGTGTCCACGAGCCTTACGGCGTGCGGCCGGGCTACACCCCGGGCCGGGATACTCACCCGATCATGGTGAGCGGCGGCGAGGCCATTCTGCGGCCCGAGTTCACTCGCGCTGTCGGCCGGGATTGGGTTGAGCGAGCCAACAGGGCCGCACGCAAGGGCCGAGCACGCAAGTTCGTACAGGATGGCGGAATCCCCGGCTTCGCTGGTGGCGGCGTCGTCGGCTGGCTCAAGGGCGTCGCGAGCAATGTCTCGACCAAGGTCGGTAACCTGAAGAACAAGCTGAAGGACTGGGTCCTCGGCAGCCTGCGCAGCGTGGCCGGGAAGATTCTCGACCCCGTCAAGGGCGTCATCGACCGCGCTATGCCCAACAGCGGTGTTGGTCGCACTGTCGGCGGCATCGGTAAGAAGGCGATCGACCTTGTCCTGGACAAGATCAAGAAGGAAGACGCCCAGGCGGTCGTCGCGCAGGGTGGCTACTCAGGCCCTCCCGGCACAGGCTCTCGCAGGCGTGTCCGCTGGCATGGCGGCACCTTCACCGAGCGCTTCCGCAACACATTGGAGCAAGCCCAGAAGATCGCCGGGACCTATATCAATGTCCTTCAGGGCGGCTTCTCCCGATCCGTGCGAGCCTCCGGCACGTCGCACTATGGCGATGCGATCGACACAAGCTGGAAGTCCGCTGTCCTTTCGGGCCTGCGAAGGGCCGGGGTGGCCGCCTGGCATCGCACCCCTGCTCAGGGTTTCCCGCACCACATTCACGGCGTGCCCCTGCCCGGCAGGGGATACCCGGCCGGCTCTGGCAAGTGGCAAGCCCAGGACTACCTCCGCGGCGGCAACGGCCTAGCGCTGGGGGGCATCGTCAGGGGCGGCCGCGGCGGGATCTTTACCCAGATCGGCGAAGGCCGTCGCGACGAGCTTGTGCTTCCACTGCCGCCTAGCTGGCGGACCGACGCCAGGGGATCATCTCCTGCCGTAGCCAGCTCGAGCGGGGTCACTGTCATGGGCGACATCCACGGTTACTCGGCCGAGGAGGTCGCAGACGCGATCCTCAAGAAAGCACGCCGCGAGCGCGCGCTTCGGCCTGTTTTCGCTGCGTAAGGGGGTCTCTCAGTGCCGATTCTGGTCGACTCCGAGGACACCACTGGCGCCTATGGGTTCCCGATCTTTGGCAGCGACGGGGCCATGGACGAAACTCGCCGCCTTGCGTTCCGCGCCCTGGATGGGACCTATCCCTTCCCGAGTACGGGCGGGGAGTTCGTCTTCATGGCCGACTCCGAGGGCCTCGGGATGCCCCCGCGGGAGCTTGTCCGCGAGACCCTTCCGGGGATCGACGGGGCCTTGCTCAGGGAGATCCGCACCCTGGAGCGGGAGGTCTTCATCCCCATCTGGGTCGCCTCATTCAGCGCCCATGTCAACTATCTGGAGCGTCTTGGGGATCTGTCCGACCTCTTTCAGTACCGCTTCGTCGATTACCAAGGCCTGGACGGGACGTTTGACATCGAGGCCACCTCGGTCAATGGCCAGCGCTGGCTGCGTGTCGCCTACTCAGACGGCATGCGGTCGACGAACTGGCCAACCGAGTCGGCATGGTGGGGCAAGCTCGGGTTGACCTTCTTGGCGGTCCAGCCCTACTGGGTGGGCGAGGACTGGACGACCGCGACGATCACTCTCGAGGGCGATGAGCCGGACACTTTCGCGGAGTTTCCGCTGGAGTTCTCCTCCTCGACCCTCGGCGGGACCGGAATCCCGGTCGAGATCGGCGGCAATATCCCCTCCTGGGTGACGGTCGACCTAACAGGACCGGCGACTGCCATCACCATCACGGGCCCCGGCTTGCTGATCTCGATCCCAGCCGGCCTGGCCGTGGGCGAGACTGCCCAAATCGTCACCGATCCGCGGAGCCGGACCGCATCCTTCGACGGCACTGTGGACTGGGGCCGCGTCGGGGCGCTGTCGACCTGGCGGCCATTGAATCCCGGCTCGCAGATGCTGGATCTGGTGATGACTGGTGGCGCCATCGGCTCCTCGGTTCGGGTCTCAGGCAAGACGCGTTACGAGAGGCCCTGGTAACCCGTGTGGACGCCACGCAAGCGGGCCAAGTCGACGAATACTCTCATCGATCCAGTGGTCTTCAGCGAACTCGTCTTGATCGAGCGGTACAACCAGCCCGATACGTTGTCGATAACCGGCCGCCTCGACGACATCCGCGTCCTCATGGAGGAGGGCAGTGGGGTCTATCTGGTCGATGACCTGGCCAGGCCGCGCTTCTCGGGATGGGCGACCCCCATCGAGCGACGCGGAGACAAGACGGGCACGGTAACCTACATCGGCGACCTGACACTTTTGTGGGATCGCTTCTGCTGGCCCACCCCGGCCAACGCGTGGACCAACCAGACCAGCTCCTATGACACCCAGACCGCGGTCAACGAGGACCGCATCCTGGGCTACATCACCCGCAATGCTGGCACGAGCGCCTATAACGGGGGCGGGGTTGACCGCCGAGTCTCGGGTCTGCGCGTTCCTGCCAGCCTGGGGCGGGGGAGCTCGGCGGTCACTTCGGCTCGCTTCCAGAATCTCGGCCAGCTCTGCGCCGACCTGGCAGAGGCCGCCAACCTCCGCGTCCGGATCTTGTTCACACCCAACGAGGCCGGCTCGAACTACTTCGACGTGTTCGTTGACGACGCCCCTGATCTGTCGAGCTGGGCTCAGTTCGGCGACGGCTACGCCAGCGGCCCGGGTCTCCTGGGCGAGGGCTGGCGCTATCAGGTTGGCGCCGGGGTCTCGATGATCCTGTCCGCAGCCCAGGGTGAACTCAACGCCCGCGGCCTGGACTTCCTCCAAGACACCACGCGGCGGGACAACTGGGGGCGACACATCGAGTTTTTCGTGGACCAGCGCGACACGACCGACGCGACCGAGATCAGCGAGGGCATGGCCAACGCGATGTCTGAGAACGCTCCGACCGTGGAGGCCGAGGCTCCGATCGTGAGCGGAAGCCTGACCTTCGGCCCAGGCTCGGGCAGTATCCCAGTCGGCGCCAAGGTCGCAGTCAGCCTGGACGGCCAGATCATCACAGAGCGCGTACGCCAGCTCACCACGACTGTCTCAGTCAAGGACAGCGGCGCGACCGAGACGGTCGAACCACTTTTCGGAACCCCAGACGCGGGGCTCACTCCCGAGCTCAAGGCCCTACTCCAGGGCCTACGCCGGATCAGGACCTTGGAGGTGAGGTAGTGGCCCGGGGTACCTTCGGCGGCGGGATTACAGACTGGCTGGTCAGTACCACTAGCGGCGGCCTCCTCAAGCTCTTCGAGGGGTCACTGGAGCTGAGCTTCTGGAGTGCAGAGACTGGCGGCACCCAATACACAGACCTCCTCAATGAGGATGGCGTACCGATTACGACCTTGGTAGTGGTCGGCCACCAGATCCCCACATTCTCCGGCCCTGACGGGGTCGATGAGATGTGGGCTCAGCCAACCGGCGACACTGAGCGCTATCTCATGACCTTCCGCTCCGGGGCGGGCTCTGGCTTTATCGAGGACCCCCTTGACCCAGGGACTTTCATCTCAGGCGATGGCGGTAGCGGCGGCGGCGGTCTGCCAGCCCTGACGCAGGAGATCAACACCCAGACCGGGGCGACCTACACCGCGGTTCTCGGCGACCTGGGAAAGCTGATCAGGCTCGCCAATCAGAACCCGATCAGCTTCATAGTCCCGCCGAACTCGTCAGTCCCGTACACGGTGGAAAGTTTCCTCGACATCGAGGCCGCTGGCGCTGGTCCGGTTACGATCACGCCCGGCTCTGGCGTCACCCTGAACTCCCCCGGCGGCGTGCTCACCCTGGGCGCGCAATACTCGCGGGTCCGGTTGGCGAAAGTCGGAACCGATACCTGGGATGTGTCAGGAGACCTTCATGCTGGCCCGGTCGGACCGGATGGTGACTGGATTCTGGGGTTCTCCGATGACTTCCCCGGTAGCTCTGTCGATGCCACCAAGTGGAACGTCCTGAACGCCGGGACGATCAACAACGTCACTCCCGACCCGGTCAACGTGTCCGTCGCTGGTAGCGAGCTGGTTTTGCAGCTAGCAAGCGATGGGCTCACGGGCGGCGCAGTCTCTTCGGGCAGTTACGGCGGCGCCGGGTCTGAGTTCTACCGCTTCCCGGTGGGTGCTTACGTCGAGGCCGCCTGCTACTTCCCGGGCGATCCCAACGATGCCTCCGACCACATCTGGAACTTCCCGGCTGCCTGGACCTCCGGCGACAACTGGCCTATCAACGGCGAGATTGACTACGCCGAAGGGCTGGGCGGGGAGATGACGATCAACTATCACCACGGCGTCACCGTGGGGGCTGACTTCCCCAACAACAGCTCCACGATTCCTGGGACATGGATGAATGGCTGGCACGTCTTCGGAGCTCACAGACTCGCGAACCGTGTCGATGTCTATTGGGATGGCGCACTGAAGCGCCACATCTACACCGACGACGCGGGCGGGTCTCATACGCTGCTTTTCAACCTCGGCAAGTCGGGCAGCCGGCCACTTCACTCCGGATCGCCGGGCGCGCTCAAAATCGCCTGGGTGAGGTCATGGCACCCGGCCGGGACCCTGGCTGGCAGCATCGCGGCGGTTGGTTCGGCGACCCTGACCGAGATCGCCTCTGGCAGCGGGGACTTTGCGGTCAGCATCGGCAGCGGCTGGAACGAAGGCGACTTCGCGGTTATCCACCTGGCAACAGCGAACGCGGCAGCACCGACACCTCCGGCGGGCTGGACGCTCATGCCCAACACGCTGCAAACCAGCTCCTCTGTCCCTATGTCCGGCAGTGCTTATTACCGATTTGCGACCGCCGGCATGAGCGGCCCAATCACCTTCAGCAACTGCGGCACTGGGCGATGCACGTCCATCGTGCAACGGTTCACTGGCGTGCATGCGCTGATTCCCTTCGATTGCGATGTCTCCGGGATCAAGAATCCTGGCGCGACCTCACTGGCTGTGCCGCCGATCGTCCCTGTGTCACAGAAGGCGATGATCATCTCAGGCGCGACGCTCGGTGCGGCCTCGGCCAACTCCCTCGTCACACCATCGGGGATGACACAGCCGACCAACGGGCAAAGCACTGGCACCGGGCGCCGGGCTGCGTTCGCCTACCAGATCCAGAACACCCCAGGCTGGACTGGCGCGAAGACCTGGGCCGACAGCCCTGTCACCTCGCTTCCCATCTCGGGCTGGCTAGCTGCCCTGAGACCCGCATAGGAGGTCGGCGTGCAGTTATTGCCTGTCACCCAACGCAATACCGCTGAGATCGTTGACCGACTCATCGCATACCTCGCCGACGTTGGGCCTGCAAATGGCTACTTCTACGCAGCGTCCTATCCCGGGGCTACCGACGACGCCAGGGCGCAGGCCGCACTGACTGCGTGCTATGCCGCTGGCGGCGGCACCGTGGTACTTCCGGCTGGCACCTTGACCTGGGCTGTGGCGCCTTTGCAGCTCCTGCCGAATGGCATACGAGTGAAGGTCCAGGGCGCACCGCTCGGGACCAAGGTAGTTCTCACCGCGGGCTGCCCACGGTTCGCCGACTTCGCGCGCTCCGCAGACGGCGACACCTTCACCGATATTGCCGTGGAGGATCTGCTTGTCGATGCCAATAGTGTTGGCGGGAAACACCACGTCATCTTAGGAAACTGCATCGGCTTTGCGGCCGGGCCAGCGACGAAGGTGAATCTCAACCGCATCAGTGTCCGGCGGGTCCGCGCCATCAATGTTCCGGTCGGCACTGACGACGCCGTGGATTTGCGCGTCGGAGTTGCCATCCAATCCTGGAACAACGGCGACACTCCTGACGCCCAAAACACCATTAGTGACGTGGTGATCGAGGATGTTCACGTCGAGGGCGGCAAGGTCGGATTCCAGGTTGCTGGCTTCCCCCTTGGCGGCGGCGTCACCTCAGCAAACGTGTGGGTGGATGGGGTGTATATCAACCGCTGCTCTCACATTTGTGCCGTGCCGACTCAGTTCGGCGCCGGGAATCATGTGATCATCGGCAACAAGGGCTGGGGCGGAATCGCCCGCCTCTCCAATTTCAAAGGCGTCGGCTGCTCAGACTGTGGCATCGAAGTCAACGCCATCCAGGACTTCGTCGGCACCAACATCTATGTTGAAGATGCCTGGAATCACGCCTATTACAACCAGAATTATCACGCACCCAGCAATGCCTCGACCCAGCTCCATCGGTACAACAAGTGCTCCGCGCAGCGCACGTCATCGATGACGAATGCCTCGTCGAACGGCGTGCATTACGCCACCAAATCGGCGGGCGGTAGCTACCCAGCAAACATCGACATCGACGGCTTCCGGTGGGTCGATGGTGCGACCACTTTCAACGGCGGCGGCGGCGACGGCATCCACATCGAGGGGCCTTTGCGTCAAACCGTGCGCGACTTCCTGGGCTACCGCGATTTCGGCACCTACAGCGGCGGCACGGCGGTCACTACTGCCATGGTGTGGTGCGACTCGCTGGATACTTCACAGAACCCGTCACGGGTCACGATGGACAATGTTCGCTGCAAGATCATCGGAACCAAAAGCGGCAGCGGTGCGGTCACTAACTATGCGATCCGGGTTGGAAAGGTCGGCATTACCGACTTCCGGCTGCTCAATTGCGAGGCCGACTTCGTGGTTACCTCTGCCATCGCCTATGGCATCACTGTCGGCGATTCCGGGTCGGTCCCGACTGTTCGGGGCACCATTGACAAGGCCAGTTTCGCCACCAATGGCTCCTCGTCTACCTCAGGTATCAGAATCCACGGCAGCGGCACTACGACTATTACTGGCGCGGTGACGATCATCGACCCCGACTTCAGCCGCATGCAATCATCGGCTACCGAGATCGACTTCCAAGGCACCAGCAACGCTGCCAAGGTTCACGTCATCCGGCCACGCTGGCGGACCGCGAAGACCCCCTCGGCTATCAGCCCCGGGGCATCGCCATACAGCTATCAGAACTTGGACGGCTATAGCGAGCGAGTCATTGTCCGCGGCGGAACCGTGTCACTGATCGAGCTGGCGGCCGATAACACGAACTTTGAGGACACGGGCGTGACCGCTGGCGCGTTCCTGGTCGAGCCCGGGGCCACGCTGAAAGTGACCTATTCCTCTGCGCCAACCATGCGAAAGATCCCGCCCGTGGCGACAGCCGTAGCTTAGGGGGCTCGATGACTTTCAAACCCCTCGGGGTCGACGAGAACGGCGTGCTGGCGGCTAGGGCGGAGAGTCGTATCGTCCACATCGCCGGAACCGAGACAGTCACTGGCAATAAGAAGTTCTCCGGCACGGTCGCATTCGGCAGTGCCACGACTGGCGATGTGAGACAGCCTCTTCAGTCGACTCAGGTCATCGCAGCCAATGCGGCGGGGGCGAATGACAAGGTTGGCCATGTCCTTACAACCACCCTGACCGGCAACTTCGGTGCCGAGGTGAGCGGCTCTAATCCCACCTTCGGGTGGGGGTTAAACGTGTTTACCACCACGGGCACCGCTGCTGGCGATGGTGCGGGCGGGAACCTTGAAAATTTGGTTGAGTTTTCAGTGAAGGCCGCGTCGGGCACGATTGCTTATGTGGCTGGCCTCCTTGCCGAGGCTGCGTTCTTCGGCCCGGCGGCTGGTGCGACGGTCACCCAAATGGAATCAATGCGGGTCGCGTCGCCAAAGCGCAAGGATGGCGCCACAGCCGGAACGGCGACGAATGCCTACGGACTGTTCATTGAGACAGTCAGCTCAGCCACCCTGGGCTCTACGGCCGCGTTCTCGCTGTACGTCAATGGCGGCACCTCCAGATTTGGCGGTCGGGTCGATGTGACCGACAACATCTCCAACAATGGCTCTAGCGACTTATCAATCTTCGCTGGGTTCGCCAACGCTGACGGCGGCACCATCAAGATGCGGAAGTCTGCAAATGGTGGCCATACCGATGCCGTGCTGGCTGTGTCCGGCGCGGCGTTCCGCGTGAGCGACGGCACCAACAACAAGATCCTGCTGACCCGCGACGGCGGCATACAGGTCAACAACTCAGCTACAGCGTTTGGCAGCGGCGTCGGCGTGATCGGCGTCTCAAACGCGACTACTCTGCCATCGACCAACCCATCTGGTGGGGGAGTCCTATACGCCGACGCGGGCGCACTGAAGTGGCGCGGTTCCGGTGGCACTGTGACAACGATTGCAGTCGCGTGAACGCCGAAGTCATCCTCCTGCTTGTTGGTGACCTATATGCACAACTGCTGAAGGCGCAGCAAGAGAACGCGGCCCTACAGCAAGAGAACGCGGCCCTAAAGGCAGAGCTAGTCACGCGCGAGGAGGCCCCTGAGTGACCACGATCAGCTATCCAGCTAAGGGGACTGGCGGCTTCCCGATCGACAAGTGGGCCGAGGTCTTCGAGGGCGAGAATGGCATCCTCAACGACTACGCCGGGACCTCGTGCGCACTGACGCGGATTGATGCCGGCGACATCGCGCGGATCAGCCCGGGCCAGGTCCGCGTGGGCGGCTATGTCCTCCAGGTCACGGCTAACCACGACCTGACCGTCTCCACCACTGCGGCGACCTATTACATCTGGGCCTGCTATGACCCGGCGCTGAACGTGGGCACGGTCGCCGACCCTGCTGGGCCTTGCACGCTGGGCATCTCTTCGGGCGCCCCCTCGACCTCGGGTGGCAAGGTCTACACACTCCTCTACCGGATCGTCCGGAGCGCGGCGCAAGCCCTCACGGCAGCCACACTGAAAGACGATCGACTCTGGCAGGGACCGGCTCTGCATATCCCGGCCGCATCCACCATCCCGGCCGAGCTCCTGACAGATCCGATCTCCTGGCCGACAGGTCTCGGGCCGTACCCGATCGGGACCCAGCTCACCTGGGGCTCGCGCGAGCGCTACACGCTGATCAAGTCAACCTCGGGTCTGAAGTTCGAGAGCACGGGCGGCGGGTGGAAGGCATTCTCGACGATCCCCTTCACGCTCACCTTGGCTAGCGGTTGGGGCTCACTGACCGGGCAGAAATTCAAGCTCCTCCCCGGCAACAAGGTCGCCATCCAGCTCCAGGTCAATCGCAGCGGCTCGACCATCGGGCCATCCAACAGCAATGGCAACATCTCCCCC